CATCATCAAACGTTCTAGTAGCACCAAATGATCCACCTCTGTAAGTAAAATCATGATCAAAATCTTGTTCAGTTACCGAACTAGGATTGTTTGCATTAGGGAATGTACCATAAAGAACAGGCGTCGGCAAACCATTTGCCGATACGTCTATAACATTAGTTCCCGAATTGTATGTTGCAGTTCCACTCATGTTCTATTTATTGAAAGAGTTGATCAGGTGTGAAGTTACTTAGTACAGTAGCACCAGTCTGTACTGTTAGGATTACAGAGTTAGAGTAAACAGGTGTTGCACCCGCAGCGGTAATCGCGACTCTAAATTCATCACTATCATCTGCCTGTTCAGCACCTGCGGATGTGTAAACCGCTGATGTTGATCCAGTTATGTTACTCCATGATGTCTCACCATACTGCTTACGCTGCCACTGATAGTTGAGAGGTGTAGTTCCTACACTGCTATCAGATTGAAGTCTGAATGATGCATCGACTGTGAATGATGCAGTCTGACCTTGGTTAACAGTTACGTTTGTTGGATGTGAAATGATCTGAATAAATCCAGGGACGATAATGATTGGGTTACCATCTGCGTCTGTACCTTGTCCGAGATATGTGTCAAATCCACCGTTAACACCACCACCAGTAGGTGCGACAAAATCATCATCAACAGTTGTCTCTACTTCAACGACAGGTAATGTATAACCAATACCAGCGTTCTTAACAACAATACTTGATATACCCATCAAGGCACGAATACGTCCATCAAATCCAGTAGATGATATAACATCAACGTTTGGACGTGCGCTATAACCATCACCAGGGGTAGTGATTATTGCCTTAGTAATTTCACCAGATTTAACAGTTGCTAACGCTGCTGCGTCACGACCTTTAACAGTTCCTGTGTACTCGAAAGTAATTAAGGAGTTTGAAGATTCGATCAACGCAACTTCACGAGGAGAACCTTCTCCTTCAATTTCTAGGACATCGCCCGCTTCAATAGGTGGTACCACAGTCGCTGCGATAACGTCAGCATCAGAACCAATGTATGAGAATGCTACGAATGTAGATCCTGCACGAGGAGTTTCAGCAAAGATTATTCTTGAACCAACAAGTTCATAACCAATTCCAGGTTCCTGTATAACACCGTTCAATGAACAGATGATATTATTTTCTGGAAGAATAGTGTTAGATGAAACACCTTCTGTCAAGGTTAGAGAGTAGAATCCTCCGAGGTATTTAAGGTTGAAGGACGCACGAAGTGAATCAAATTCAAAACTAATGTCGTCCAACTGGCGTAACTTACCGACATAGTATCCGATAAACTCAGATCCGATAGTTGGAGGTTCTGTAAATTGGATCTGGTCTGAGAAGGCAGTGTATGCAAAGTTTGCTCCTGGGGGTTGTAGTACACCATTAACGAATGTGAGGAGATGACCAGCAGGGTCGGGGAAGTATGCTTCTCCGTTGTTGACAGTGAGTTTGAATGTTGTTGCAACCCCATCAAATCCTCTGAAATATCTATCACAGCGACCAATGAGATCTTTACTCTGTGTAACACCAGCAGTCCATCCGTAGTCAGATACGATACTTAAATTACTTGGGAATGCACCATTTACATCTTCTAACCAAAGTCTTCCAGTTGTACCTGAGATTGCCTTACCAGAAACACGACCATAAGATGTGTAGTTAGTAGTTGCTGCGCTACTTAGGTTAGCAAATATAATCGGGAAGTTATTAAGGTTTTCAAACTTACCAACAGCACCGTTAACTGCTAGGTCTGGATCATCAGTTGTTGTACCATCTGCTGCTGAACCATAAGGTGTAAAGTTAGCAAGATAGATGTTATGAATACTATTCTCTTGATCATAGTTGTATTCGGTTACAACAGCAGTCCAACCTGGTTCCTTTGGAATAGTTCCTTGTAAGAGATATACTAAATCTCCTGCTGCAAAGTCACCTGTAAATCCTTGGTCTCTTGTGACACTAGCAACTTGATACTGAACAGTCTTAGTACCATGTACAAACTGATTAAGTTCAATCTGATCTAATCCTGATACTCTGATGTCCGCAATATCAATAATTTTATCTGTTACAGAACCATAGATGATATCACCGTCAACAAAGTCTTGATCTAATGATTCAATATCAATACTGATTCTACCACCAAGGTTACTTGTAAGTGCACCTGATGAGTTTTCATAAAGAACGATATCTGCCTCAGCGGAGTTTGCCTTGTTGAATATCATTTCATTAACAGCAAATGATCCTCTATCAAGGTTAACTAACATACGAGTCTTACCTGTACCATTCACCGAAGCAGTAACAGCACTATCAGTACCAACTAATACATCATCATTACTGAACGCACCAGTAATAGTTTCAACGTAGATATAACCTTCGTTACTATTGTCACCTGTTAATACTGATGTCTGAACAATCTTACCGTTGTTAGCAGAAGATCCTTGAACTGATACTGTCTCTCCATTTGTAAATCTACCAGATGCAGCATCAATAAAGAACTTACTATACAACTTAACAACTTTTGCTTCGTTGTTTCTAGTGCTTATAACATCAGCACGAGTATCAGATGTAATACCAGCAACAACATCAGCGATATTAAATCCAGCACTTACAGGTGTATCAATATCTCTTGTACCGTAAGTTGTAGTTGCTCTTACAATACCAGATCTTACATCGACTTGGAACTGCTGTTGACCACCAGTAGTTGTATCTACACGGAAACGAGAGTATCTTGCATCATGTCTAATCTGTCTTGAAATTTCAAAGTATTGTGGAGTTGCATTAAGAACATAGAACCAACTCTGTCCTTGTAATCCTTGCTCAATATCTGATGATGCAGGGATGTAAGTTAATACATCACCACGAGAGTAGAAGTTAGGACGAGTAATCTTAACTCTATTTTCTCTTCTCTCAAATCCAACTTCAATGGTTGGTGTGTTAAGAACAAGATCAGGATCTGTATTCCAGTCGTTACCTTCCTGATAACTGTTAGTTAAGTTCTGAGCATGAGTTGAGTTAATCCATGTAATAGTATTATTTGTTGGAGGTGTGCCTCTTGTCAATGCAAACTCAGCAACGTTGAAGGATGCATCCATAAAGAACTCAGTAGATTCTTGCTGATATTCAATACGATTGAGTATAGCAGCAGAAAGAGTAGGATCGAAGTATGCGTTATAGGTATTATTTGTTCCCCACTCTGATGTATTATTTTGATCATAAGATATACGTTTCGCTGCCTCTGCAATACGTAAGAGATAGAATACTAAATGCTGTCTAACAACACCAGGGAATGCATTAAAGTTACCTTCACCATCAAACCATGAGTTAGCATACTGCATCATACCAGCATTACCACGAGTGTTTAAATCGTAGATAATTGCATCCATGATGGTTTCTGCAAACGATAGTTCAGCAGTTGTTGTAGGATATTGTGATTGTGTCTCAGCAAATGCCTTAGCAGAAATAGCATGTTTGTTAAATGTTAGGTATCTTGCAATCGTGCGATCAGAGAAATTACCACCTGTATGTGGAGAAGTTCCACCACCAAGTGTATCAATCATTAGATCAAATAATGTATCAGAAGCAGATACAACGTTGTAACATGTGTATAACTGATATGCAGTATTACTATTGTATGGAGTTGTTCTTGTAACAGTTGTAAGATGATTTGGAGATGGACTGCTAGACGCTGCTACGCTTATTGTATCCATCACAAGATTAAATAATGTCTCTATACCAGATGCTGCCTGTGCACAGGTATTATTCCAATCACTTGTTGATGTGTCGAATGTGATTGATGTGTCACGGTTTGCCATGTCATTGGCATACTTAACTGGCCAAATGTTTGGTAGTGACTTACTAATTGTACCATCGGAGATACTTGCAGGAGTTGCAAGAGTATCAGTAACGATAGATGTAAATGTTGTTAAGGCAGATGCTACATCAGCACAAAGAGGTGAAGATGCATCAGCAGTAATAGTGTAGTTTGCTACGTTGTATGGGAAGAAGTCCAAGTCACTGAATAACTTCTGTGTATATCCATGTGTAGAACCAGCAGTATTAACAGTCTCCTGTCTCATAACTTGAATAGCAAGATCTCTTGCTTTATTCATTACCCAAGTTACTTCTGTAACATAACCAGAAACGTGTGCAAGTGCAGTTCCATCTGTATACATCTCAGCAGCATGGAATACCTTGTTGTTACCACCATGGCGTAAGTTCCACTGCATTGCATCAATTACGTCAGTAATATCGTGTACACAATCATGACTACCAGCAACAGTAATTGCTTCGTATTCTGCTCTTACAAATGTATGTGTATATTGATCATTTGCACCAGCAGCACCCACGTTAAATGTAAATGTATTTGTTCCTGTTGATGTAACTGCAATACCTTTGTTATACCAAGGATCAGTTGTTCTAGGATATGCATGCTCAGAATTATTACCATCCTTAGTACATGTGAATACTAATGACTCTTGGCGTACATAGATCTTACGCCCTGTTGTTAGTCCATGAGCAGAACCATGGTCATATGTTATAACACCAGTAGCAGCATCATATGTCATACTTCCTGCTGCTGGACTGAATGGTCCAACGCCACTTACCCAATCAGTATTGTGTAATGATGGGTATTGTACAAGCATTAATCTTACTGCTTCTTCTGCAATAAATCTTGTGTTTCTTTCTATTATATTTGCAGCATCAATAAATCTATCAAGTACAGCATTCTGTTCATATGTACTTGTCTCAACTTCGTTAAATGATTCATCTGAATTACCACCACCAATAGCAGTTCCACCACCACCTGAGTTATCTTCTGGATCATAGATGTAAAGGTTTTCTCTACCAAATCCATTTCTCATGGTTAGGATTGCTATTTCCATTGCCCATGTCATTGCCCACTTAGATGCCTTATCTTCTCCTTCTACATGGATAAGAGTATCATCTTCTGTGTTTAGATATAGTGCAGCAGCATCCCAAGTCTTAGAGTTACCACCTAATCTAATGTCATGAACCATTGCTTCTATAACATCAACAAGGTCATCAGCACAATTCATTCTACCACCTGGGACTGTGAAGTCTAGGAAGTAAGACATGTCGTTCATTGTGTGTACTGCTTCCCATGCAATAACATGTTTGTTTGCTTCAAGTAAGTCAGCAGTATCCATCCAGATATTGTGACTAGGTGCAGTTCTACTTTGGTCAGGTGCCTGAGTATCAATAGTAACTGTTGTATCTCTGTATGCAGTTTTCTGAGTGAATTGTGCCACATAGTAATCATCATGATATTGTGAATCAATACCTAGACTTGATGCAGTTGTACCGAATGTTAATAGTGTTTGGTTGACTGCATGATGTGCTAATTTCTTAGTCCACTCAAATGCATCTAACATAGCACTTAGTTGATCTTCTACATGAATGATCTGACTAGATGTATTGATATATTGATCAATAGCATACTGAGTAGCAGAGTTACCACCTGTCAATAGATCAGTAATAACAGCAGGGAGGATGTAAACCTTAATATCTCTCTCACAATATGGTTGACCATATCCAGGCATTACTAAGAAGTCAAAGTCAATACCATTAATATTTGCTTTATAATCGTTCTGTATTTTAAGAGCAACTTCTTCTGCAATGTAATCTCTGTTCTTCCAGATTGCATCACCACCATCTCTGAACCTATCACCAGTTGGAGCAAGGATATTGATTATCTGATCTGATAGACTTGATATCTCTGCCTGTACAGCAGCAGATGCAGGAGAAGAGAAGTTATTAGGAATTCTTAGAATCTCTGTATACTTAGTTCCAGCAGCAGGATAATTTACTAGATCACTACTTGTAGTTGTAATGACATAGTTCATTACGTTAGCAAGTTCATCCCAAGCATATACTGATTGTAGTAATTCATTACCAACGTAGTTTAAACCACCAGACTTAGTTAGATATCCTCTACCAGAAATTGTACTATTATAGTTACCACCATATCTGATATCAGCAATGATTGCTTTTGCAATATATTCCTTAGTATCACGAACACACTTAGCAGTACCAGTTGTGCTTCCTACACCGTCACCTGGAATTATGAAATCAGGATACTTCTCTGCCATTAGACCAACAGCAGTTTCTGCCATCCAATCTAAGTTAAGTTCTAATATATCTGCTGCTTCTCTGTATGAGTCTCTACCTAAATCAATGTCCTCAATAATAACTGTCTTATTATCGTAGTTAACTTTCTTACTTGTAGCAGTAGAGTTTGTCTGACCTGTATATGTACCGAAACAATCTTCTGTACTGATGATTATAGATGACTCACAGTCTAATCCAAATGTCACCTTAGCAGTATTTGTTGGGTATGTAAATCCTGGTGTGAATGTTGCAGAATACTTAGATTCAGTATGGATGATAAAGTTATCCATATGTCCAACATATCCATTATTACCCTGCCAGTCAGCAGCAATATTAAATGGACGCTCTAAGTAATTATTTGTATCAGCATAGTCACCACCAACCTGTGTACCATTTACAAACAACTTAGTAATGTTTGTTGTTCTAGTAACAGCGACATGACTCCATACATTAGCAGTTAAGTTATGTGCACCAGTTATCTGATCAGATCCACCATACCAGTATTTAATTTGTGTGTTCTCTATGTAAAGAACAGGTGATCCTGTAAGTGTTGCACTTGTAGTTCTTGTATCCCATAAGAATTGTGTACCAGTTACTGATGATGGACGTATCCACATCTCAACAGTAAAGTCAGCAGTCTGGAATTTCTGACGGTCAGATAATGCATGTGCTAAGTAAGAACTAGAATCAAATCTTATTGATTGTGTTCCTGCTTTCTTTTGTAGTTTTGTTAGAACAGCACTACCATTAACAGTTAATTTAGTATTTGAAACTATCTCTCTATCTTGGAATGTTCCTGTAACTGCATTAGTAAACAACCATTTGAGTCCAGCATTGGTTCCCTTACATACAAAGTTAGCATTAGAAGTTGCACCTCTTACAGTTTCACCTGGGAGGAAGAATCCATTACCACTTAGATCTTTATATGCAATCTTAAATACTCTGAGGTTTTCATTCTCTACATATCCACCATCATTTAGATCAGCACCAGTAGGAACAGCACTAAGTGATCCTGCACCTATTGCAGTAGAAACATGTGATATTAATGTATGAATGCCTGCTTGAACGTCTGCACAATTACCAAGACTTTCGTTATCTCCACTATAATAATTAGGATCGTAATATGCTGCTTCGGTTCCGCCCCCATTGTATACAGCATTAGGTTCAGCAGAAACAAATGTATGAGTAAAACCACCACCAGAACTAACAGCGTTAGAAGAGGCAGAAACAAATGTGTGAGCATATTGATCAGTTGGAGCAGAAGCACCAACGTTTATAGAAATAGTAGTTGTATCCTTAGCAACGATTGGTAGAGATGCACCAGACGCAGGGTCAGTTGTTCTTGGATATGAATGGTTAGAAGCGTTGCTATCTTGTGTACAAGTAAATGTAATTGAGTTGTCAGCAAGAGTTACTGGATCACCTATATCAAGTGAATGAGATCCAATAGTAAGAACCATCACACCTGTTGCTGGATCGTAAGTTGCACCAGTAGGTGTATATTGTACAAGAGGAGATGCCCCAACGTCAACTGTAATAGAAGTTTGAGTTGTAGCGGATATATTTAGAGCAGCGTTAAATGCTGGATCACCTGTTCTAGGATATGGGTGGAATGAAGCACCAGCATCCATAGTACATGTAAAGTTCAAACTATAAGGTCTGATCTTAACAGTGTCTGAGGTTGTCAAACTATGATTACCAATAGTCATTACTAACTGACCATTAGCAGGAGTATATGTAACAGCAGTTGGTGTGAACTGAGTTAATGCACTTCCACTAGCACCAAGATAAGGAGCAGCATAAGTTGTAGGATCATGTAACATGTATCCTGTTTCTGATGTCCTAGTATTGACCTGTACATATAATAAGTTATTAATTGCTCTCTTACATAACTCTGCTACATGTTTGAATGCACTTAGATATTCTTTTACTTCACCGACAAATCCGTTACTAATAGGAACGCCAAGACTATCAAAGTATGTCTTAATAAACTTAACAGTTTGGAAGTTACCATCACTACTAATATCATTACCAAGAGCATCCACAAGATATCCAATGTCACGACGACACTTAATCTCATGTGCTGTGTACTGTGTAGGTGTTACTGAGTCAAGTAGATCAGCGAGAGAACCAGCAGTAAGTACAACAGAAACGTTGTCATATAAAGTTTGTAAAGCTGATTGTACATCTGAACAGTTAGTTGCTGAATAGTTTGTGGTATTGGTGCCAGCAGTTCCGTAGGGATTACCTGGTGAAGGGTCAGCAGTAATCCCAGTTCCGCTGGAACCGCCAGCAGTTCTTTCATTATACTTAACATAGGTCACACCGTCAACAGTCTCAGACCCTGTAAGCATATTACTTAACGCTTGCTTCATCAAACTAACTGCTTGTCCAAATGCATAGTTAGTTGCTGCTGCCTCATTATTTACGTATAAGAATGTTAATCCATCAGTAGAGAAATACTTTTGTAACAATTTACGTGTGTAAATCGTACCACCACTGTAAACGTCGAATGCTAATGCTTCGATCATTAACTTAGTATCTCTAATACACTTAGGTCCAGATGGAATTGACAATGATGGATATTCAGCAACCATCAATGCATATGATTTATTAGCAATGTAATCTATATTTTTGATGATTAGACGATAAGCATCAGCATATCTACTCCAAGCATCAGTTATGTTATCACCTGGGTAGTAGAATCCAGGGTGTTCAACTGCTATCTGTGCATTAGCAAAGTCAACAATTTGATCTTTGTTTAGACCAATCATACGACCAGCATCTTGCCATCTATTCTTAGCGTTAGTTACTTGGTTACCATATTCAAATGTAATAGAACGGAGTATATCATTTGCTGCTATTGAACCACCAGTTAGGTTTTCATATTCAACCTCAGTAGATCTTACTTCTTCAAAATCTAGGAAGTCAGCATTAATACGATTACTTGGATCTAATAATGTGGTAGGTGTAATAGTTGTCTCAGATATATTATCAAGAATTATATTCTGATTAGATAGAGATATAAGTCTTTCAAATATAATACCGTTGAATGAAGATCCAGAGTTAATGATAAGAGTATCAACAATGTCACCTAGTACATTAGTACCAACCACCGTTTCGGTGAGAGAATCTAGTAACCTATTACCCGATGCATCTGGGAAGTATCTTTGAATAGTTTCACCAGAAGAAATTTCTGCTTCACTTGACTTCAAATAGTAGAGTATGACTGGGTTTGCGTCAAAATCAATTCTTACAATTTCACCAGTAGCAGTTCCACCTGGTCCTTGGAATTTATCACCTTCTTCAAAACTAGTCCATGATCCAGTTGTACTACCAATAGGACGTTCTAGATTAATAGAAACAATAGGATCTCTATATGGAGCAATACTTGTAATCTTAGCAGCAATGTTAGAACTTGCTGAATAGATTATATCATTTAAGAATATACTGTATGTTCCTGTTTCATATTCAGATGTACCTGATGTTTTAGAAAGAACTAACTTATCATCAATAACACCATCAAGGTCAAGGTTGTTCTCTTCAATTACAGCAGTATTACCATCAAGACTTGTTACTGTTTCACCAAACTCAAAGATAGTTTTATAGTTTACACTGTCAACAGTTGTAAGAGTAGCACCATATCCAGCAGTAAAGAATGAAACTGTTTCACCTCTATCGAAGTAACCATTTGACATGTCAGTAACATCAATCGTGTTGTTAACAGCGTCAACAGTTTGTATAGTAGCGGTTGCTCCTGAGGTTGCACCAGTAACCCTATCACCAGCAAGTGCTGATTGGGTAAATTCTCCACCGATACTGGATAAGTATAGCTTTGTTACAGAGTCGTCGATACTTCCGATTAAAGCACTGAATCCAGTTCGGGAAACATCAATTCTTTCATTAAGTGCAAATGGACCATTCTGTATATCTACAACGTCAATACTGGTAGCACCAGTTGCTACAACTCTCGCAGTTGCATTAGAAACGAAACCTATTACAGTATCACCTATTGATGGGAATATACCACCGATAGTATTCAAGTTAAATCTTGTGATTGGATATAAGTCAACTTCTATGTTTCTATAAACAACCTTTGAATCAGGTTTAGGTGGTTCTGCAAATACAAGGTTATTACCAACAACTTGATATGACTGCCCAGGTGCCTGTATAATACCGTTAAGTGTAATTAGTAACTGATTCTCATCTACAACTAAGTTCTCACCCTCAACCGAAATTGGGAATGACTTCTTAGATCCATCAAACTGTGATGCAATATTATCAATCTTCTTAACGATAGAAGTTAGAATTTCCTCAGAGTTAGTTAATCTTTTCTTACGGAATAGAACCTCAGAGTTATTGAATGTAGAATAGATTGGTTGTGCAGCACCAAATGATGTAATCTGGTTTATGTTAGTGTATTCATTAATGTTTACTTGTTTAGTAAATCCAGCAACAACCTTACGTCCAGATACGTCCTTACCACCAGTCAGTTCTAACTGACCAAACATACTGAATCCAACAGGGTGGTTGTTCTCTAATATCTGTTGCTTCCATCTATTAATAGGAATCTTAGACTTAATAACATAAGAGAAGTTCTGATAGAAGTAAGAGTCTTGAATCTTCTGTACAATCTCTGATGGTTTACCAACGTCATCAATAAATCTACCAGGAGTTCTAGTAAGAGCATCAATATTAAGTACACCCTTAGCAACATTCAAGTTATCAATAATACCAGATGCACGAGATATCACACCTTGTACTTTACCACCAACAACAAAGTCTCCTGTTGGGTTAATAATCTTTAAGATCTTAGGTTGTATCTGCCAACCTTCGTTTTCTGATACAACACCAAATGCACTTGCAAGTTCAAATGATTCGCCTTGGAATACTTCTTCACCTTCTAAGAAACGAGATGTTTCCACAACAGCAGTTGCTTGACCACCAAATACCTCAGTAAGAAGAACCTGACGACCATCACCTTGTGTTAAGAATGTGATAAAGTTACCAGATTGTGCATCAACAGCAGTCAAAGCAAATCTTAACTGGTCAGATTCAAGTGAGTTAGCATCACCAGTAATAGCATAGTATGTCTGAGTTGATGATAATGATGTCAAACCAACTGAACTTGGTTTTGGTAGTATACCGACAGTAGAACCAATATCTTCTGCTATAAACTGCACAGCAGCACCAGTTGTAATACCATGTGGGAAGTTAAACTGTAAGTAGTTCAAGTCAAGGTTTACAACGTATGTAAATTCTGATTTAAGTGTAACTGATGGTTGTGAACTATATCCAGCACCAGGATTTTTAATTAGAATCTCTGATAATCTATTGTTCTTAACGATTGCTTCTGCCTCAGCACCTGTTCCACCACCACCTTGAATAATAACAGAAGGAGGAGATGTATATCCAGAACCAGGATTTGTAATTGTAATCTGGGAAAGGATAGATGTATTGAATAGTTGTAAGTTGATTGGGAATGCAATCTCAGGACGTAGAGTATAGTCATGTGAATAACCATAACCAAATTCATTGTTTTTAAGTGTCTTGATCTTACCGATCTGTGTACCAGTTAAGAATACAGCAGCACCAGTTCCCTCAGCAGGAATCACAACGTTTAGTTCAGCACCAGAACCTGACAATGTAGATCCTAAGATACCTTCAATACCATCTACATCAATAGATGCCTCTGTATATCCTTTTCCTGGGTCTGTTAATGCAACAGCAGTAATAGTTCCTGATCCTATCTCTTCATTGACTTCAACAGTGATTTGACATAGACCACCTTCACCATCACCAAGAATAGGAACCTGAGTATATACACCAACTGCATATTCAGTACCACCATTAACAATTCTAATCTTTTCAATCTTACGATCTGATGCAATATCAGATACAACAGGTAATCTTTGATAGAATCCACCAGGTGATATCAACTTAATAGTGTTGATAGGTCCAATCGCCTTAACTGATGTTGTAGAATATTTGGAGTTAGGTTGATCTTGATCGTCTTCTCCTATATTAGCATTTGTAAATTCTGGTTCATATAATAGTGGGAATCTAAATTCAGTATCACTTAGAACCTCTGAAATTCTGAATGTACCATCAAACGGTGTCTTAATAACATCAATAAATGAGTTTGTTCCAACAGGTGAATTAGCACCAAGTCTTGATGGGTCAAAGTAGTAAGTAATGTTAGTAACTTCTCCACCGATAGCAAACTTAACAGTAGGTGTTTCAGTTGAAGAAGATACACCAGGGGTTCCATCTCTTTCGATAACGTTGAATGAGTATTCAAGTTTAAACTGGTTATCTTGTGAGAATGATAAGAAATATCCAAAGTTAGATACATCACTCATATCAAAGACATAAGAATGATTTCTAACCAACATTAGTGTTGGGTGCTTAGATGATATCTTGACATTTGCAATACCGTTATTAACAAATGCTGGTTCAGCAGTTGCAGTGGTACGAAGTCTATATGTAAAGTCTCTGGAAGAGAATAGTTCTTGTACAAAGAATGATCCATTAAACTCAGCAGTTGAGAATCCTTCAACATATAAGATGTCAGCAGCACTTAAATTATGTGGTGTAGTGGCAGTTGCATATATTAAATCGGTTCTTGCCTCAGCAGTTCTAAGAATATCTTTATCAAGATTTACAGTAAATCTAATTTTACTTACAGATCCAATTCCGTTGATATCTGCTATTTTTGGATTATCTGTATTTGGTGCAGTGGTTATGCTGTTACCAAGTGATACAACGTCTCCTGGGATGAATGTAGAATCAGAGAATACTTCCATGATCTGCACCTTATAATCACCAACAGCGAAAGGTCTAAATCTTGCATAACTTGAAAGTGGATCATATGTTGAAACATATGTCCATGTGATTGTTCCATCACTAGCAGTGGATGATGTATGTACAGGAGCAGTTGGTCCAGCAATACCATCCCCTACCGCTTGATATTTGTTTCTACCATAGTAAACGTAATCATTAGCAGAATAAGATCTATTTTCTTCCCATTCTGGTTCTGATGGTGTTGGCCATGGATATTGACTTAGATCAACTTGTAATGTTCCAGATGTGCTAATAAAGTTCCATGTAACAGCACCGTCAGTAACAATACCGATTAAGTGTGTAGGAGCAGTGGCACCAGAAGTTCCAGTATTTGTAGCAGCATATATCTTACCAGCGTTATAAACCTGATCACCAGTTGTATATGCCTTTCCACTTACCCATGCTGCTTGTGGACGCACTACCTCGAATACTAGATTGTCAATAGTGTTTTCTTCACCAGTATCGTTTCTAAATCTGTCTGAGTTGTTAAAGTTACCGTATGTCTTACCAATCTTGTATTTGTTGCCCAATCCAGGATTATTAAGTGTTCCTGTTGGAACTTCAACAATAGTACCAAATGCTTGTGTTACACCCTGAGAATTATACTGTTGGATGATAGTTCCCTTCGTATACTTAATTGCTTGGTTAAATGTGAATTCTAGAACGTTATCAATCTTAGAATACCCAGCATCCCTAATATAGTATTTTGCAACAACATTAGGTGTAATAAGTAGTCTCTTACCTAATGGTGTTGGAATAGTGGATGTTTTAGATCCAAATGTTGTAATTCCACTTGTAAAGGTGTATGTGCCAGGACTTAGTGTAGAAGTGACATCTGAGTAGTCTAATATCTGTAATCCACTTGCACCTTGGTTCCAAACAGTAATTACTGGATTATTAAGAGTATTAATGTTAAGATTAGTATTTTCGGTAAATACGATGCCATCTGTTGAAGTTTGGAAGTCACCACGCTTATTATGCTCTCTATCAAATTTAATTAAGTCTAGATTAGTATTTGTAGTTGTAATGCGATATCTTTCAGTTGGAACAGTTAATGATGATCCAGTATAGACTGCTTTCGCCTCAATAGCAATATCGTCAATATGTCCAAGGAATGAGTTGGTAATTGCTTGTCCTGATGTTGCACAACCGATTGTAAGGTCGTCCATTGCAATATCACTAACAACAGTCGCAGTATTCGTTCTTACACCGTCAAAGTAGACTGAATAGTCATATGAACCCAAAGTAGGTTCTTCTTTAACAAATGCAATGTGATGCCATGCACCAACGTCCATTGTGGTGAAATAAGTCGATCCAACTGAATCAACAGTAGTTGCACTTCCACCATTCGGTGAAATGACCATTCTGATCTTACCAAAGTTGGCATCTGACGCTGCACCGATAATATTGAGTTTTACAGTTGAACCAGCGTCATCTACGACTGTAACCATCTCCATTATTGGATTATTGGAGTCATGAGTCGTATCCATCTTGACCCACATCGAAACAGTCCAATCATCGTTGTTATCGAAGTTTGCCCAAGTTAATGAACCGTATTGTTGGAATTTAAGTGATCCTGTACCAAATTTCTGAACTGTACTGTCATAAACAAGTTGTGCAGTGTTTACAATAGTAGGAATTGCCTTTTTCTGTTTTGTAGCATCAAAGTAGAGATCACCAGACGCATCAAAGCGATATACAGCAGTTTGAGTTGCCTGTTGAATATTTGCTGGAATTATAACGTCACCTGAGTTATCTACTGTATGATTATGTGCAGTAAACCCTAAACCGTAGTCAGTAGTGCTAGTTCCACTATTCCAAGCACCAGAAATGACATTTGACTTGTAAAGAGTAGTTCCATCATACTTAATGTAATTAATTACTGCTTGTTGGTTATTATCTTCATATTTGACATGTGTAACAAGATTAATGTTACCAAACTCATCAAGAGAGATACCAGCATGATTAACTGACTCAAATGTAATAGATGGAGCAACAATCTTCGAGAATATCCAAGTTGGGTTAGATCCTGTTGCTTCAACCTGAGACATTGCAATTTTGAAGAGTGCAACACCATAATGCTTAGTTCCGTTCCACATATCACATGTGAAGTACAAATCATTGTAAGAATCAATAACAAACTGAGGTCTTTGTACTTGTCCACCAGATACTGCTAATTTTTTAACATATCTCATCTCAATGTTAGATCCATCATAAACCATCTCACCAAACATGAGATCGTTGTTATCTAAGTCAATACCACAGAATATAATCTTGTCATTTCCAATATAATGAATCTGATGTAGTTGCTCTCCTTTATTAGTAGAAGCAAACTTACGTTTCTCAATAACATCACCCAAACTGTTAAGTTGCATGATCCAGATGTCATCTGGGTCAACTGAGTTAGTATCTGTCCATCCACAGATGTAAATTCTTTGTTCATCATCAAGATAGACGTCACCAGCATAGTCAGACCTTGTTGAACCTGATACACCAGCAATTTCTTTCTGCCATAGAACAATACCTTCTGGATTGTTGGCATTATCAAGACCAGAAGTATATTTGGTAATTAGAATGTCAGGATTGTATGCAGCAGTTGATTGTGACTCAGTTTCACCAAGTACATATAGAATATGGTTCTCATCAGTTGTTTGATCTAAGTAGATACGCTTAAATCTTGCTTTCTTAATTGATGCACTTGGTAAAAGTGTTCTATCCCAAATTACAACACCAAGATCAGAGAACTTCGCTAAGAATGCAGAACTATTGCCATTTGTTTGTGTAAGTTCACCACAGACATAGAATGTGCGATCATCTGCTGGTTGAATATCAAATATTTCAAATGATGCAGCACTTTCAGCATACTGGTTAACCCAGTAGTAAGTTTTCTTATATTGTTGTGGATGTGATACCCTAATCTGTGGTACAGCAGTTGTAGAGTAGTCAAATCCAGAATTAATGATATTAACAGTATTAATCTTACCAGTTGTAGTATCGAGGATAACATCTAGTTCTACATCTTGTCCTTGACTAGAAATAATCTCATATGATGCAGGAATTGCTTCGTTATAACCAACACCAATCTGATCAACAGAAATTGTCTCAATACCAGTAACAACTGACATGTAGAATCTCTTATTTGTGTTTTCTGGAATAACTCTTGAACTAACGATGATTTCATCTTGTGCAACTAGTTCATGGTTAGAAGAAGTAATAATTTTACCATAAGGTACGTCATTTATAACTTGCTTCTGGTATGCTGATATAGTTCTACCTACGACTGACTCGATTTGGGCAGATGCACCAAATCCTTCTGTTCCTGTATTGTCAAAGAACAATGTATCATTAACCTGATAAGATACACCTGGGTTTTCAATAACAAACCCATCAATCTGTGCAGATTCAAATTTTGTAGTTGTTTCTACTTCAATATCAACTCTTGACTCAGTGGATACTAATGGGAAGTAATCATATATCTGTAATGCTGCTTCTTCTGTTATTGCTTGTTGATTTGCAATCTCAACAGGAGTAATTAATCCATCTCCATCAATATCTTCTATTTCAAAGATAATTGTATCTCCTTCCTTCTCAGTAACGAAAGAATCTGACTCTTGGTTAGGTTGACGGTCAATATCAATATCAACATTAGCATATGGATCTCTGAAACGAGAAACATCGAGAGGTATGTTCTCTTGAACTGCGCTTAGTGATAAGTTCCAAGTGTCAACAACGGAGTTGAACTGAGGACCTATAATATAAGGGAATACTGGTAGACCTGTATCTGATTCGTCAATAGTTATAAAGTATGCATAAGTTCCAGCAGGGAAATCAGGTGTCTTACAGAAACGACCATTATAAGGATCTAAGTCACCACGTTGGAATGCATATTCGTAGTCATTAACAAATGTACCAACAGGATAGTCTGCTAATGTAGGACCATCTGTCCTTGAAGGTGTAGGGTTAGTGTCTATATCATATACAACTTCGTCTTTAAGTTTGTAAGACGAACGCATTCTTCTTAGTCCACTGTTCTGATCAGTTGGGTCAATATATCCATATGGACCGTATATTGGGTTACCATCAAATGCCCAACCAATAATAGGAGAGTGTGTTTCATTGACACCTATCTCTCTAAATGCTTGTAGTGCTGGATCTAATACAACGTTATCACCAACAACATATCTTAATTCTTTTGGATCTGATATATGTGCATACTCACCACCATACTGGTTATTGAATCCAGTAAATACATATCCTCTTGCTACATCATACTTTGTTGATAGTTCATATTCAAGGTTTTTATTCCACTGGAATACGTTTGCTTGGAATGTTGCTAGTTGACCAACCGCTTCTAAACGTACAGTTGTTTGACCTTGTGTATATCCAACACCTCTGTTTGTGATTGATACAGATATAACCTTACCCTTATCTTCGCCAAGTGTTCCAATAACAGCAGTTGCCTGAGCACCAAATCCATCACCATTAATAAAGATAGTAGGAGCAGTTGTATATCCAGAACCAGAGTTAATGATAGCGATCGAAACAATACGACCGTTAATAACAATAGGTTGTGCTAGTGCACCTTCACCTGAGTTTAGTCTAATTGTAGGAGTTGAAGTATATCCAGATCCAGCAGATGATAGTGTAACCGCTGCTATTGGACCACGAACTTGTGCAGTTGCAAGAGCACCTACACCTCCACCACCAGTAATTGATATAGTAGGTTGCGAGGTATATCCAACACCAGAGTTCTCTACAAGTATTCTTGTTACTCTACCATTAGTAACAACCGCTTGTGCAGTAGCACCAGATCCACCACCACCAACAATAGAGATCAATGGTTGTGATGTATAACCACTTCCCTCAGCAGATACATTAATAGAGAATAAAGAACCGTTAACAGTTACCGTTGCAGCAGCACCTGTACCGCCACCACCAGTTATTTCTAATGCTGGATTTGATCCAGCGTCATAATCCTGACCAGAGGTAACAATACCAATACTTGTTAGAGGTCCAAACGTTACAACGTCAGCAGACTTGTAAGACCATGCAGCAACACCGTTAACCCAAGATCCAATAGGAGTATTAGCACCAACTGTTGTTCTTGTAGATACTGTACTAATTGATCTAGGGAATCTTAATAACTTACGCTGGTTTCCTGGGATAAGTGCAGATCCTGTAAATGGTCCAACCTTATAGTTGGGTAATCCAGATGCAGCAACGTAAACATACTGATTATTAAAGAATGAGTTCTGTATGTTAGAAGTAAAGAGTGATATAACTTCGTTAATAGAGTTTACAGTTGACTTACCTCTGTTAAGGTCAACTGATAATAGAATATTACCCTGTGGAATAATATCAGTAGGAACAGGTAAGTTATATGTAAAGGTAAACTCATCAAGACGTGATGTTACTTCAAACGTACCATTATATACAGCAGGGTTAGCACCATAGATGGTAACCTTGTCTTCTACAAGTAAACCATGTGGGTTGGCACAAACAACGTTAGCAATTTGACTTACTGAGTTGTTGTTTTGTGTAGGAGTAATTTCAGTAACAGATATTAACTTCTTAACGTTGTATAACCATGAGTTTAAACGTTTATCAATAGCAGTAGAACCTAATGCAGCAACGTTTAACTTATCACCAGGTAGATAATATGATCCGCTGTCTTCTAGGATTGTTGTACCCGCTTCTGCGATACCTAGAACACGAAGTTTAACTTCTGTTGTTAAACCACGGTTGACATATACAAATATGTCGGAGAATATCTTAGTTCCTGGATCCCAGTCTTCTACTACACCATTTTTAGAACGTGTACACTCAATAAACTGGTTTAGTGACTTCTCCTTATACTGTACAGTCTCAGAATCACCAATAATGATAGTTCCGTTCTTTTCTGGCCACCCAATCGTTGAGTCAACTGTTATTATGTTCTCAGTAGTTGTTAATGGTTCTGCGAGAACTGTTTTATAAGGAATCTTGAATGTTCCTGTTAAGGTTTCTTCTGATATTGCTAATTCGTAGATTACGTCGGTACCTTCTATAATTGAAATAACGTTTTCAATCAATACGTTAGCATCTCCTATATTTGGATCAACAACATCAGCAAATTGGTTAAGTTGAGAACCAGCAAGGTTTGCTGGGTCACCTGATATTAACTCTGCTCTTAAAATAGTGTCAACTATCCATGAAGCAGCAGATGGAGTAACTAATTCTTCTCTTGGGTAGTAAACATCAACCTGTTCACCAAATAATATCTTGAATAGGTATTGTGCAGCAGTCTTAGTACCCTTAGAGATGTAGAAGTCTCTAATAGTCTTAATAACCTGTATCGGATTGACTTGTGAGTAGTCAATATTGATAGTAGGCATATATTGGCGTCTGAACTTGTCAAATACCTGTTTAATGATTTGGGAGTCTAGGTTATGTACAACAGCACCACTTGTATGGTCACTTTGTGCTAGTTGTGACTCTTTTGCATATACTTGGTTAGAAAAGTTATCAAATTGCACTACATCGGATACACCACGAGCACAATTAAGGAATGCAGATGGTTCATAATAAGAACCAGCACTCAAAATCTTACAACCAGTTATTTCACCAAACCCAACGTCACAGGACGATGCAGCGGATAAAGGTTCGGCTATGTACACTTTGGGGGGCGTTTCTGTGGAGTACCCTGTACCAAAATTAATGATATTGATATCAGTGATCTCTCCGTTGAATATAGTCGCTGCTGCTAATGCTCCTGTACCACCGATTGCTTCCCCTAGTGGTCCCTTACGATCATCTACAATATAAACAGAAGGTGCATCTGTATATCCAGCACCACCAGTCAATAGGTTGATATTAGTGACACTACCGTTAGCAACAGTTACATCTAATACTTGTGCACCAACTGGTTGTATAATTCTTGCTCTTGGTGGAGTTAGATACCCTCTACCTCTATTAACAATAGTAACAGCAACAACTTGACCGTCAGGAGACACAGTACAAGTTGCTTCTGCATTGATACCGTCAGATGGTGCATCATCAATGTAAATTGTTGGAGCATTACTATATCCTAGACCTTGTGAAGTAATTGTAATTGAATCAATGATTAAACGACCTTCACCATCAATGGTAGGGTCGCTAACAGCAGCACCTCTTGGATTTGAGAAAGTAATTGCTGGAATAAAGTCATAACCTGATCCAGAGTCTGTAATTGCAATACTATCGACTTGTCCAGTAACATCATCAACAGTAATAGATGCTTTTGCCTGTGATCCATTAACTAGATCAGAAGGTGGTGTAATATTAACTATTGGTGGGTTATATGATGTATATCCTTGACCACCACTTATGAGTTGGACGTTTTTGATTCCTGAGACAAGACTTCTTGCAGCCGAGTTGCCACCAACGCCAGTCGAACTGTATATAGAAACTTTTGGAGCAAAGTTAAGTTCATATCCTGTACCTCCATTTTTGATGATGATAGATTCGATCTCACCATTACTACCTATTCTAGTAACCGCCTCAGCACCGCTTCCTACGGACGGAGAGACGTACTCAATGGATCTTATGTGGTAAACATCCTGTGCAGTAATATTAACGAAGAATTTTATTCTTGTGTTGTTATCAGTCAACACATAATCGACATATGGTCTTTGTAGAACACCATTACGATTGATTATTAGACCTATTTCTGCAATAGGGGAATATGCCAAACTATTGTAAGTAATAGGCATTGATTCCTGACCAGAAAGAGTCGCAACATCAGGATATTCTAATTTCTTGATTACTGAGTCAGCAAAACCAATATAATATTGAATTTGTGTAAATTCTGTTTCGTCGTTACCAGTTCTTGCTCTTGGTGGTGATGTAAAGACAATTTGACTTCCAGTGATTGAGTAATCAACTACTGGTTGCATCATTGTCCCAAAAACAGTAACCACAAGGTGTTCTGCTGAGACTGGTGAGACTGGGGTGCCTAAGAATTTAAGATCGAAAGTAGTTTTAACTCCATCGAACAATTTTATAGGACTTTCTAATGCTTGACGCTTTTTATTAAATTCTTCTAATGAAATTCCTGGTGTTAATATAGCATCAGGACCACGAACTGTTTCTTGATAGTATATTACTTCATTATCAATCATTACCGAACCATCTTTCGGTAAGAATCCATCTATTGCTTCTACTTCTATCTTCTCAATCGTTGTATCGACATCTTTTATCAAGATAGTCGAAGATGTTAGAATCTTAGGATCATAAGCATCAAGATCTAAGTATTCTAGTAAATTATTAAGTATATTGTAAGCACGACCAGTCTTCTCTTGGGACTTGTAGTACTCAAAGAGAAAGTTGACGAGTTGTTGGTCTTCATCCCTAATGTATTCGGGGAGTTGATTACCAACTCTGTCCGAAATGTTTATTTTATCAGCAAACATCTAATTGTTAGAAACAGGAGTCGATTTCTGGATACGTAAACGCATCTATTGGGTAGTTGATTGTATTTATGGTACCACCGCCATAGTTCCAACCAGCAAAATTATAAGGATCAAACCCAGAGACATTAGCAGGGTTAGTTATGTAATCAACAGGATAAACTTTCGGGTCAAATAAGGTAGGATCGACACCTGGTGGAATAGTTAAACCGTCACCGTCAGGTAATACTACAATAGGAACACGATTAGTGCTATCAGGGGTATCTGCTATATTTAGCGGTCCAGCACAAACCTTTCCTGTTGCATAATCAACTGTACCAACAGAAGAAGAAAGTATAACCTCTTTTTCATTTCTATTAGTAACCATTAATAGGTTACCTTTACCATCATCACGGAGGTTTACAGGTACTAATGTACTTGTTGTCGATTGTGTGCCATTGAACACCGCTGCTTCTAAACCACTTGCACTGGATGCACTGGTAGTCAATGAACCCGCTGCTTCACCAGCAGCAATCAAGTCTGCAACTTCTTCGGTATAACCAGTTGCATAGAATGCACCAGACTTAATAGAAGAGAACTTAGGATCGCATCCTACAACATCTCCACCACCATAAGAACTAGGATCTGTAAGAACATTACCAAAGTCAAGACACTGAGTAAACACATTACCAAATGTAAACTGATCTAAGTTCTGACCAATAGAAATTTGGGTTGTTGTACCAGCGATAGCATTATCAGCAGAGTCAATCATACTATTAAACTTAGACATTTCAAGACGACCATTAAATCTGTCATCTCTATTCTGTGAGTTATACTTGTCAACAGATTTCAAGATAGCAGATGCTAATTCATTAGCAGATCTTGTTGTGTTGTTACCATCATATGATGGATAGATCTTAGGAGACAAGTAAAAGATTCTAGGATCAACAACCACAGGTTGTATTGATGCCATAGAATATGCAAGTAATTGATTCTGTATTCTCTTCTTAGTCGTTGTGTTTAAGTTAACACCAGACTTTGATCTAACCGCTATAAAGACTTTACCGTATTCTGGGGGTGAGAGTTTCTCTCCACCATAAGCAGTTACCGCTGCTGCTTGGGGATAAATGTCTTGAACAATGTGAGCGTAGTCATTTTCTGTAACTGCTCTGTTCTGCGTCGAGAATGCCCTAGGAGCGCGAAACTTAATGCTTAGGGCAGATTCTCTGTCTTCGCCACTTTGACTGCTGTCAATCGTTGCTAGGGACATCTGAGAAGGTAGTACAGGACGTCCTGTGACGTCTACTGCCTGTCCTATGAAACTAAACTTGTTTGCACCGTTTGCTCTTGGTCCGTCAGTTGTAACATAGTCTAAAACAATGAACTCATTGTCAATTAACTTACGTCCTAGAACTCCATCACCAAATATGACCTTATATCTAAGATCCTCTGTTTCTTCTAAGAAGTAAACACGAGAAGTAGCAGTCAATGCTGTAACGTTAGCAGATAAAGAATATTCATCTATCTCAGCAGACTGTTCATTAGGTTTAACTGACACTGTAAGCAACTCAGTATCGACTCCATCGCTAGGAATGATATAGTTTGCTTTGGCAGTATCATCAACAGTATAATTGTAACTAATTAGATTACCTTGGTAGATTATGAGTTGAGTGAATGCTGCTAACCCAGTTGTCTGGTCTACTGTTGCTTGTGTGTCTCTTGTAAGAGCATATGTAAATGACTCACCATTAACTGTTGATATAAAGACATCACCTTTCTTAATAGTGATCGAATCAGGATAACTTTGCCCGCCAGGTAAAGTTGCTGCCTGCGCTGTTATACGAACACATGCTTTTGATGCCTTAATTGATCTAGGTGTATAGTTTATCTGCTTTGCTATTCTTACAACGTTATCTCTAACCGTTGATGATTCTAAGAATGCTTCATTCATCGACATGTTAGCGGTGAATGAACTGTAATAGGTGTTGTACGCTAATATGTCTATTAGGTATGATGCACTAGATCCTTCAAAGTCATAATCAGTAAACTCTGGACGAGTTCTGAGATATGATCTTATTGACTCCTTAATCTCGAAGAAATCTAATGACGTTAGATTCGATGGGGTGGCGGGCATGTTACGTTCTCTCTAAGAGGAATTCCACAACTTGTGTTTGTGGTTGTCCAACGATCGCATATTCAATAGCGATGTCGATACTATGTTCATCATCAGAAAGTGTCACTTCAATATCAACTAACTCAACTCTTGGTTCTAATCTTTCAATAGTATTTGTAATTTCATCCTTTAAGTCCTCTGACATAAAAACATCAAAGGGTTCAAACAATAGTCCTCTTACTTTTGAACCAATATTAGGTTGGAAAGGTCTTTCACCAAAACTTGTCAGTACAAGGTTCCGAATAGACTGCTTTATAGCATTCTCGTTAGTCACTGCTGCAAAATCATTAGTATTAGGATTTGCTTCAAATGAAATCGCTAAATCTTTGAATCCACGAGATAGGAACTTTTCGGATCGGAACCTGTACGACGACATTATGTCTTATTTATTCGTTAACAGGATTATTTAGACGAGTTTTACGATCCTTGTCCTCTGTACTTCTTTTTTGCCTTATTTCTGGAAGTTGCAGCGAGTTTTGTGTTTTGTGAACGACCTTGCTTTGTCTTTTTAGGAACCGTATCAGTTACGACGTGAGATCCGAAATTTCCTGTCTTTGTTCTAACTGGCATTTGTTAAAAATAGAATTTACTAAGATGATAGCACATTAGGTGACCCATATGCAACCACACTGTTACATGGGTAACTATATGCCAACGTACCTACCCCCAGAGGGTCTAGAACACGTCCGATTGGTAACTTGGTTACATATACAGTCAATGAGGTTGCAAATAAGATTCTAATATGACCAGCACCACCCATATCTTCACTGGTAAGTAGACTACAAGGGATTGGAGTCGGAACTGGGCACAATGATTTACCGCATGGGCACATATAGATGATAATATTGGTACATGGAGAAATATGAGGTATGAATCTGTCACCAAAGGTCATTGTAGGTAACCCATTAGTCAATACCATTGCTTTCATGGGACTAAGAGCACCCAGAGGCACTAATGGAGTCGGTGGCCACCAACATGTCCACTCCTTTATCCTAATAGTATAAGGAATAGGTGGTGAATTGCATGACTGCACTGAATGAACCGTACTCGGAATGCATATGCCATGTCCTGAGCAAGGTAAACCTGTTATTGGTGCTACTGGTAGTAAAATTCCTGCTGGCATTATTGTGTCAAGTCCGTTTTAGGGTTAGTTGAGAAATCAGAAACTGGATTGTTTGCTATTTCCTGCTGATAGTCAAAATCAGGATCATAGTTTTCTCTCCATGCATCATCACTAAACTCCACGTCGTCCAAATCTTTAAATTGCGATTGAAGAAGTTGAGCATCACCTGGGTCATGTGATGATTTATGAACTCTGCGTCTTTTGAGTGGAGGTTGTGGATTTATTTGATTAGGTGACTGACCAAATGCCTCTCCTTCGCATTCTGAGAAGAATGGGTTGCCCATATTCTGTACTGCTTGCCCAAATGCGATATTAGAACCTGTGTTCCAGTTCTTTACGTTCATAGTTCCGTGATATGGTCCCATACGCATACCGAGTTGTGTAAACATACGCGGATCCACAGCGATAGAGATGTCATTAACGTATTCAAGACCGCATGCGTTGTTATTATTGAATCCAGGTGTTCCGTATGAGTAATTATAACTCCCTCCACATGGATTAGACCCGCAAGTGTACCCATTATACAGTCCACTGCTCGTCCAGTATCCTCCTCCTGCGGTTTTACCTTGCGTTTCATTGTCATTGTAGTATGCCGAGTAGACATCAAGCACTCCATTTGCATTATTACCGTGTCTGAGGTAAGTATCCCAACATTCATTAGGTGGAACTCCATTAGAAAGCGCAGAAACCGATATTACGTTGGACGTTTGGGAGAAATTATTACCAGATCCACTTATACTCTTACTAGAATGGACAAAATTGTTGCCTAACCACACCCCAAGTTGCTGCGTCTCCGAGAAATTGTTCGCAGACCAGTCAAAAGTGTTCTCATCAAGTCCTACTGGAACAAAAACTACGTCATCACTTCCGCTAGGTGCCCAATAACACCTTCCTTCAATACCCTGACGGTGACATCTCCACATTTTCTTCTTATCACTACCATCAAGAACAGGTCTAGTTGCTTGTTGGGTCGGTCTAGGTAAGTTTTGGAGGAATTCCATGAACTGTTCTCCCTGTGCACCTGTTGTTTTACCCTCAATAGACAAAGAAATCTTGAAATTAGCGTTATCACCCTCCGCTGCACAGTACTTATAGATCATCCAACCAAAATTACGTCCAGTATCGTCATCAACATAGGGACAAGGTAGGTCTTGGAGTCGTGTAACGGTCTTAAACTTAGGTTGAGCGATAGAAATACACTCATCACCTCCGTTCCACCCGTACAAATCGCTTAGAGAGGTCGTAGAATCGTCTGTGGTGATCGCTCCCCTCTTCATTTCTGGGTATTGGTTCTCCATTACACTCTTAAAACTGTTATTGACCTCTACAATGCCTTGTACTGTCTCTACTGGGAACAGTGCTTTGCCCACAACTGACGGAATCTCGATGTTTGCACACCCTGCTGGTAGGTTATTGCATAGTTTAGTCTTCTCTACGTCATCAGGACTAGTCATCTTGATGTAACCAGTAGGATATTCGGCAGTAAACCCTTCCATCATACTTTCAAATGACCCCATGACGCCATCATCCATGATAGAAAGTTGATTTTCCTTTGCTCCACTCTTTGTACGCACCTCTCCTTTGATACCAGTCACCTCTTGTGACCCCTGTGAGGGTTCTACACCAGTACCACGCATCCTATCTGTTAGGTCTTCTGTCTTTTCATTAGCATCTACGGTGTCTTTATAGGTACTTTGCTGCTGTCTAGTGTTAGGACCGCGCATTTTATATGTCTCGTCCTCTGTTTGCGCTATCCAAATCTTAGGTTTGCGGTTAGGATCAGTGTCATAACCGAATCCACGGTCCCTAATCACGATTTCATCTATTGCTCCGTCATCAGTTAAGGATAATATCTCCACTTTTGCTTGTCTGAACTTACCTTTTCTCCTATGTTCCGCACTTATAGTTCTTACCTTGTTCCTTTTTATCATAGTTTTGGACTTTTCATCCACATCAGGTTCTTCATCCTCGCTTACAATCTGGATATTGCTCCTGGAATCGTAAGGAATCTTTGCTTCACGCTCGGTTGCATCGGATTCTATGCTTCTTTCGGAGTCATTGCGGTTCTGTTTGATAGTATCAAAGGTAAAATTGTGCTTTGTACCGTCAGGATTGTCTAATGTTGAGGTAGGAGAACGTAAAGTTGCACCTTCCCACCCATCAATTTGATGCATTGACTCTTTTACGTTGTCCATTGCACCCCTTTCGGTTAGTTGTGCGGGTTCTTCTATGACAATTTTAGGATTTACGTACCCTCTACCACCATTGATTACAGTAATTGATTCAATTTCTCCGTTCTTATTGACCTTACAATCTACATCTGCCTCATCTAATGACTGTTTATTGACTAATGCGGTCTTATCTATCTCTACTCGGTAGTAAGATATACGTTTTGGGAACTCATACACACCAAAGAACCCCGCTTTGTCGGTAATTCCATAACCACATATCACATTTGCGGTCTTTCCACTCGGTCCAATAGCAGTAATTGTCTGATTGTAGGTAAACTTCTTACCATCACCCTTCAATTCCATGTAACCCGCACGCAATTTGTTTCCAAAATATGCAACTTCACTAATTTCCCACCCATTTACGGTGTCACCTTCTCTAAATGAGTCACCTGTATTGGTTGTGTAGCGGAAAAGTATACGTTTTGTCTCGGTATCAACCGCTTTGAACGATTCATTGATACCAGAATTACCTTTTGAGTCAGTAATATTGATTTTTGTACGAGTCGTGTTCCAAGAATCCTGTCTAATCTCGTAAAAATGTGAGTAGTAATCAATATTAAGGAGTGTTTCGTTTAAAATACAGTCATCATTGACCTCTTGGTTGGGTCCACAGTTACGATCTGAGGTCGCATACTGGATTCCGAAGATCGGACCCTTCCATGGATACGATGTATCGTACACATAGTAAGTAAATTGCGAATCAAACAGTGTATGATACTCTAAGTAACGTGGAACTGCTGCTTTCACTGCCCCACTTTTACCATAGACCCATTCAAAATACGCATCTGTGTTTAAATTTGGGCAAAGAGTTGGATCTCCCCAACCAAAATTAGGAAATGCAGAGGTTGATGGGGTTCCTCTCCAACGATTACTACGTCTTTGAGTCGGTGATGGGTTTACTGGACCCGCATTTGCATCATATTGATACTCATAATTCTGCTGAGTATAGATTCCATCACCAGTTGCGTCCCAATTATACCATCCTGCTCTTGTTCCATAAGATACTGGACTACCATAACCAGTTGGTCCTATAATTCCTTGATCACGAAGCGTCTTTATGTTACCAGTTCCGTTATCATCCGCAAAAACGTAACCAACGATACCAACATAAGTGTAATCTTGGTCACGAGGGTCCTTACAATCAGGTACTCCTGCAACTCCTGTTTGTAAATTTACCTCAACCGCTGGGTTTGCTGTATAGAAATGATCTCTTAACTTACTATTGACGTTTCTGTAATACTCATAGAGTGGTACTGCTGTCTCACCAGTCGTAGCATATGAGGAAGCATTAGAAGCAGACGTCCAAACGTATCCTACTATTCCTATATTACTGTATCCACTTAGATATGAAGTCTGTGTACTAAGTGCACTATCATTGAGAGTGCTGTTATACCAATGGTATACAGCGGATGTTCCTGTCTGACTAGTGCCTAGCATATAAAAGACAGGTGTACCGTTTCTTGGTTCCTTATTATATGAGTGTGTTAACTCTTTGCTTCTACTACCTCGGGAATCACCAGGGAAGTCATCTGGCCACCTTAGTTCTCCGTTGGGTGTGTACTTATGATCTCTATTGGAACCATCAGCACGATAGAATCTATGGAACCCTACTCTTTCATTATCACAGTTACCTACACATATTTCTTCTTGGTCGCCAACATAGTACACCTTGTCTTGACCGAACACAGAAGATCCTGGTCCTTCGTCATTAAAGGTTATATTGTAGTTGGTTCCTGGCGAGGAATGAAAGGAGTGACTCTTATATCTACTGGACGATGGTCTCTGCCATGTCTGTTGATATTCTCCTCCTGCATCTACGTTTGGAAATCCTCTACCTGTTTCGAGGATGTATATTGCCACTAGGGTATGTTATGTTGATTAACTCGGTCTTCCATCATATTTATCTTCATATACAAATCATCTAATAGTTCCTTCATATTTAAGTGCTCTTCATAACCTTCTGGTTTGTACTTCATCATATCAGCACCTGGTTGAGGCATCTTACCCATTGCCTGTTCTAACACTATGATACGACCAGCAAGGTTCTCTATTGCCTTGGATACCATATCCATGTGCTCTTTGTAAGCGTCTAGGAATTCTTCGTTCATAACTTGAAAGGGATAGACAACATCATTTCGTTGTTTGGGTTATTCTTCTCAGCATATAGCATTGCATCATATGTATACAAGTCCCATGCAAGAGCAATACGTGGTGAGTCAACTTCTTTTACTCCATGCTCTACCCAAGAAGGAAAGATCGTAGTGGTACCAACCTTACTGGGCGGTTTAAGGTTATCACCATAAAGACTCCATCCAGGAATAGTATATTCAGTTGGTATAGAACTCTCAGTCAGTAACATGTTACCAGAGAGATATGTGTTCTCATGGATGCTATGATGGTGTACTGGTAGACTCTCTCCTGTCTCCAACTTGTTCAACCAACCTCGTATCCATAAATTATCAATTAACTCTACATCCAGTATATCACAGAACGCTCCTGTCATCAACATGATCTCTTCAAGAAGATTATTTTTCTTATGCTCATAGAAGAAGTTATATGAAGACCACGGTCTCTCACAATTACTCCACCCCCAATCTTCTAGGATTTTTTTACATTTATATTCTTCTATTCTATCTACAAAGATAGGACAATTAATTCTTGGGGCGAAGGTAGTATTAGGTGCCCAACTCTTAAAGTGGAACATTCTTGGATCATCATACTGTACCCGCCCAGCACAGTTTTCGATACCAAACCAGTTAACAGTAGTAGACTTCACAGATTCCATGGTTTAGGATTTATTTTTCTAAGGTGCTTTTCTTAATATAACAGATCCATCGAGTTCCTCAGTATATTCTATCTCTGTCCCTTCGTGCCATCCCAATTCAGTCATTAACTCTGCTGGAAAGGTAATAGACATATCACCGAAGTCATCAACCTCCACAGGTAATGTGAATCGTTTGCTCATATTCTTGTTACATATTTGTGTCATCATTATATAGGTTTTGAGTATTTTGATACATGTGGTGACCTTAGTACAAGTTCAACTGCCCTCATCATATAAGCATCTATCTTCAAGTCTACGATAGCACTTGGATCTAACCATGCA